CTTCTGGTATCGGTCATTAGATATTCTCTATGATAGTTAGTTTTCTTCGATACGTCTGGAACGAAGCCTGATACATCTCCTGTATATATATCTACTTTATAAACATCTTTATTTGATAAAGGCGAGTAGCAGTTAAAGACAAGTTTGTTAAAAGAAACTTTTTCTGGTAGAACTGTCATAGCAATTCCAGAGAATCCTATTTTGCCAGTAGGCACAGCGGCCAAATCAGCGATTCCCATTGGATTGTTCTTAGTTTTTGGCAACTCTCTACCTTCATTTTGTCCGTAATCAGTATAATGCTCTAGTCCGAAACTTTCTTTAGATATTGATTTATCGACATTCTTGTTATAAAAGTCCAGTAAGTCTCCATATAGATTAATATAAGCTTCGTAGTCTGGGTCTCCATCGCCTCTATAATTAATAGTGATTCCAGCAACAGAAGGAGTTGATCCTTCTTCAATTCCGTTAAAGCCTGTGGCGCTTAAAAATGCGGACACTATATCTCCATAGGAAACATCCGTTTCGTCTTCGCTTCTGAGCATTGTTCCAGCACTATCTCTTAATCCAGAACCAGTGACTATATTGTTCGTTCCGCTATTCCATACAGCTAATCTTTGGTATGATTGATTCCCGTAGATACCAGAAAGAATTTGATACGGCGAATCTTGGTAAGAGTCGATAACTTCAATATCTCTATACGAAGGAGGAATGTTTGTTGCTTGATAAATTCCAGTAAAAAATTTACCATTAGTATCTTCGATTTTGATTCTCAAGCCTAAGTTTCTAGAAGCTTGTACGTTTTGATAGTTGCTTTGTTCTCTGCTTACTAGCTGTTTGTTAGCGTTTTCATCTATTCTGTAAGAGAATCCTTGGTATTGTTTTACAGTCTCTAAAACTGCTCCACCTTCATTGAGGATTTCCAAGGTAACTTTTGGAGGAAACTCGATGAAAGGGTTGCGTCTCATCTGATCAATATTAGAAACTATTCCGCCTGTTGGATCAATGTATTTCCATCTGAATGTTAAATCGGCTGATGTAAAGTTTCCTACGCCAATGCCAGTAAAGCATGAATCAGAAGATTTGTAGCCAATATTGTATCTCAAGCTATCTGTATCAGCTGTATCTAATTTGATTCCACTAACCAATACAGAATTAACTGTTATTCCGCCAATTTGCAGTGTTGCTTGCGGTAAAACTTGTATATCAATTGACGCAGCTCCATCAGATAAGAATTTGTAAGGAGTAATTCCTTGGGTGTAAACATCAATATCGTATTGACCCCATTTTTCATTGATCGGAATAGTAACTTTATTAGTTCCAGATGGTACTGCAAAAAATTCAGTTAAAGCAGAATCGTTACTATTTGAATAGTCTGGTCTGCTTACATAAATTTTATAACCATTGATTGGCGTACTTGTCACCTGTTGCCAAGTAACGTCTAGCCCAGTTCCTCCGTATATTCCTGTGCTTGTGATAGATGATACTGGGTCTGGTTTTATAATTTTATCGTAAGGAGAGGCGACATATTGACTTGGCGAATTGTCAGCGATTTCTCTTTCCACAAAGTTTTCTTTGTCTGGCATATACTGCAATCCAACAATACCGTACTGATTAGCCTCTTCTTCTTTTGTAGCGATAGTTTTATAGTATTTAGGCTCGACTCCTGAACCGCTTAATACATAAGTGCTTCCAGCTGAAAGCAAATCTAAGTTTCTTGCTGATGTATCTACATTTAAGTTGTAATATCCAATAGGATAACCAGTTCCATATACTAATCCGCTATAACCTAAACCTGAAGCTTCTGCGAGCGTAGCTAAATTACTTTCTCCAAGTGGACCTGCTCCAGCATGGATTTTATTTATACCTAAAGAAAGGAATGTTCCAGTAATGTGAGCGGTTGTTAATTCTGTTGTGATTGGTATTTTTTCACCGTTCTGTTTTACATAGAAGTTTTTTGGGAATCCGTATGTTGAATATCCTAAAGAATTTCCAGCAGTCCATTTATTTCCGACTTCAAATGTAGTTGGTGATTTATGATCCTGAATGCACAAATAAACATTTCCGTTATTCTTTACTCTATCACCAACTCTATATCCGAAATCAAAGGTCCAATCTTTAAGGTTTGTAGCTTGATTGTTTCCAATATCAGCTTGAGAGATTGTGTAGTATGGGCGCAGATTGCTTAAAGCCAACAAATCTCTGTAATAGAAAGTTAAACTTCCTTGATCACTTAGATTCTTAGAAGCTCTTTCGATGATTCTATACCCACCTTTAATAAATGCAGCCGCGTATCCGAAAGAAGTTGAAGTTGCGGATATATTTTTACCAATTTTAAATACCTCTGTTGCTGCAAGATTTTTCCAATTAGCATTAGAAGCGGCGTATGAATTACTAATAACCGCGCCTCTTGTAAATATAGCTATAACATTACCAGCTAGCGCACTTGTATATACAGAAGAACTCCATACATCATCTAAATTAGATACGGTTGCAGAATCAATTCTAGAGCCATCAGCAGCAGATATTTCCGCAATAGCTACCACATTTTGATTAACTTGCACTTGAGCAGAACCGTTTGTGTAAAAGAATGAATTCGACCCATCGACTTTGTAATCTATTTTGCCTAGCCAGTTGTTGGCTACAGGAGCTATTAGTTGGCCTGTTCCGGCTGCTCCAATTAGATCAACATCAAGCCCAACTTCGTTAAATACTCCAGTTACTTGTTGATAAGATAAAGTATCCCAAGTTGGATTACCATCAGCTATTGTATTTTCTGGAAATCTGTAAACAATTCCTGTTAAAATGCTTTCTCCAGTTGAGAAAGCGCCAGAAATTCTTCCTTCTTCCAAATGAACATCTGTGATTACAGAGTCCATTAAGAAATTACCAGTAACAGTTAAAGTACATCCGTATGCGTCATCTTGAACTTGTTTGATGTTTAATTGTTTTAATTGGCTTTGGCGTCTAGCTCGGATATTTTCCAAAGTTCCAGTAAAATTTCCGCTGGCATCATTGAGCGCATTTAAATCAGACACTTTATAATTTCCAGAAGGAATGTGTACAAATATCCCAGAAGATAATCCTTGCTGAAACTCTCCATCAATTTTGATTGTTTTATTAGCTGAATCTACATCAAGAATTCTTCCAAATGTTCTTGCGACATTTTTAATTTCGTCGCTTACCACGAATAAATCCCCGATTTGGAGATAAGAGCCTTCTATGCCTGCGGTAAATGTCACCACTTCTGATTCGTTCATAGAAGTTGACATAACGTATCTTCCTATGCGTTTCGCTTCTGATCTAGAGGTGCATCCAGCGGCATTAATCTTAAACGGATTTAATCCATATTTGACTATACCTTCCGAATCTTCAACGTACTCTACTTTTGGTTTGTAAAAATCATATCTATCGTTATAAGTTATTTCTACGCAGGTATAACGTAAATTTTTAGCCGTATCTTCGTAATTGAAAACTCCATCTTTTACTGAAGAATTAGCGAACTGCATAACAGGTTGTTTCGGCATATCAGCAAAGAACGAAAAGCCTTCTGTCGTCCAATACAAAATACCTTTAAATACAGCGGAAATATCTTTCAATACATTGTAAGCTTCATCTTTGTTGTAGAAGATAATGTTACAAGTATATCTTGGCTCTAATCCGCCTTTGCCATCTGGAACTCCTCTAAATCTTCCGTCATCATCAACGCAATCACAATAACGACCAATATCATACAGAGTCCATTTATCTACGGCTTTAGAATCAATATAATTGCCTAATCCATAGTTAGGATCAGTAATAATGTCATACAATACCCAAGCAGGATTATCTGTCCAAGCGATCTTAAATGTTCCGTCCCAATCTCCATAGTATATCCTGTTGCTGTCATAAAAGTTATTATCGCAGAACTGAGTTAATTTAACGTCTGAATCGTGAAGCATACAGAACTTTGCTCCTCCTGTGTCCTCCGCAAGTTCTCTTAAAGTTCTTGTGCCAGAAAAATCTGAATCGTTATGAAGATAATAAATGTTAACGCCGCTTTCTCTTGCGTGAGATAACAACGTATCATAAGTATTTTGACTCATTGTTTCTGGAGTTGATCCAGAAAAATAAATAACTTTTCTAACAGTATTTTCCCAAACGCGCTTTAAGGTTGATCCTTCGCTTGATTTTCCTACCGTATCTGTAATACTAAATTGAGTTTTTCTTAAAAAGTAATTAGCGATAATAGTTTCATCTGGATTTGTAGAAATCTGAGTTGAACTCAAAGCATCGAACAATTTCTTATAAAGATTTGTATTATTTGCGCCATCAGAATCAGGAGTTTCTACCTCAAAAAAATCGCCATTATCCGAGAAAAACGTAAAGTTATTGATTATATCTCCTGTTTTTTCGTTAATTGTAGTGTTGGTTCCGTTTGATGTTTGCCAGATAGAAGCTCTTATATATTTATATCCAGAAATTAATTTAGAAAGTATATCTTTTAAATTTCTTTTCAATAAAGCTCTGGTTGCAAAATTCATATTTTGATCAACCATAAATACAAGGTCTAATGTATTTGGGTCTGCGTCATAATCGGGATTTGGATAAACATATCTTCTATCTAAACCGTTGCCTCCTGTCGGATAATAATTAGAAGGAACTTTAACCTTCTTCATCTTAACGTCGAATTTTTTTGAAGGAATATTTGAGAATGTTCTAGAGTCAAATTTTAATCCAACGTGAGCAGCCATTGGATAAGAGAAATTTCTGTCTATAACTTCAATTACAGCTTCTACGCTAACTTCTCTTTTCACCAAAGGATTGATAGTCTCTGGCGATTTCTTTTCTATCAAAATGAAACGATCTCTTCCGTTTACAGACGGAGGCAGCACAATATCAGCGGACAACATTTCATTCTGCGTAATTGGGCTTGTCTCGGTTGGTTGTGAGTCGTTTAGATCGTCTGACATAAATTATTATATTTTTAAGATGCTGTTATTGCAAATTTTCTTACATTATCAGCAGTTCCGCTTGCCGTTAATTTTACGAACGCATTGTCTGGCGACGTAGCCGAAATAGCTAAATAATGATCGTCTGCTACTGCTAACTTACTTGTAATCTCAGATGGTATTTGAAAAGAAAATGTTCCTACATTGACGCCTTCAGTAACAATTTCACTTGCTAAAGCTTCCCAAGTATAAGTTTGATAAGTGGACGAAGAGCGCCCGAAATCAATTTCGGCGATTACTTTGATAGCAGCTTTATGAGAAATAGTTGTATATCCACTATAAATAAAATAACTAGCTCTTCCTGAAACGGTTATAGAATTTCCTTTAACAAAAGAATTTGAAGCTAACGCATTAAACGTTTTATGAGAAGCTCCATCTCCAACTACAGAGTTTGTATATAAAATAGTATTTGGAGCTGTTGGAACATAGTTGCTTACCGCTTTATCATTTAAGTCGTATATAGTAGATAAAACAGCCGAATAATTTCTTGGGCTAATTCCTAACGCTACAACTTCTGCTTGTGTTTTTTGAATAGACATATTACGGTTCTCCTACTAGAGTTTGCCATTGATCTCTTACATAGCTGCTGTATTGATCTCTTGTACTAATCGAGGTACCTCCTAACCCTCCGATTCCTGAGTTTCCAACGCCGATATTTGCGTTAACAGTTCCTCCAACGCCCATGTTTGAACCATCTCCAATCATTAATCCGTATGGAGATTGAACGTAGCCATTAATTACTATAGTTCTATTGCCAAGAATAAGTCCACCATCTAATCCATATTTAATAATTAATTCTAAATTAGTAGCTTTGTTTGTTCCCAATCCTCCTTTTGAATCTCCTCCTTCGCTAACTGTATCAAATAACTGCTCTATTAATAAACTAATTTTTAATTTCTTAACGTCTTTGTTTTTGATTTTATGAATAAAGACAAAAGGGTCTTGATTTTCGCTGGGCCAACCATCACTGCTTTTTGCCCAATTAACGAAATTACCACCTGGTCTGTTATTCAAAGCGGCTTCTGTTCCTGTGTCTGTATTGGTGATTGGACCTAGTAATTTAAAGTTAGCTGGCCGAGCTATATATACTTTTTTGAAGTTATTTAACGGCTTTTGATTTTCTGTTCCAAAATTGATTTCCATCATTACGTTTCTGTAATTATATTCTCCTTTGTAATTCATGACAGGAGTATCATTCAAGTAAATCCCTTTTAACATATCTAAGCCATAAATCTTTTTACCAAATTGATCAACTAATCCGTAGATTGGACCTTCGCACAGTAAATCAACACACTCATATATAGATATTGATTTCAAAAGACGGCTATCTCCACCGGGTGGAATTAATTTAGGAGTAGCAGCGTCAGTTCCAGAACCAAATGCTCCTTTGAAAAATCTATATGGATTAAGTATTTTCATGTGTTATTCGCCTACTAATCTAGAATCACTAACAGAAGAAAATAATGATTTTTGAGCGTTAGAGTTTGAGAACTTTACATCTATTTTGACTGGAGAAGAATAAAGGGTATTAGATGTTCCAATTTTAGCGATACATTGCCATTTTGCTTTGTATATTGATAAACCAGATTTTGCAGATGTAGATAAATCAGAGCTTGGTCTTTCAGCCGTGAATCTAACTAATCGGTTAAATTCAGCAGAAGAGTGTTGTGAATAACTAAACAAATCCTCAAATACATATCCACCAGAACCGCTGATCGCTGTATTATTTCTATAAAATACACTTCCTATTGCTGGAGAACTAGCGCCGATAGAACTCCAGTTAACGGTTCCTAACGTAATAATTTTGTATTTTTTACCAGCTACCATAGAAGAAGCGGCAATTAAAGCTCGTTTATTTGAAAATTTTACGTTTCTTTTTTGAGACAAGTCACTATAAGATCTATGTTTCAAAACAGAAGACGGTAATACTTCGTATTGTGAATACGACTCTCCATCAAGTTTTGATCTATAATAAATACTTAATCCGTCAGAACCAATTCCATCTTGAAATCTAGCATTTAAACGATGGAAACCTGCGGTTAACATTATCTCTGTTGTTGTCGATGGTATATCTGCGATTGCTGGAGCTGGAACATTATTTAAAGCGAATCCATGCGAATCGTAATAAGAGCTAGCTAGCTGCCCGTCAATATGAAGATCACCAGCATCATCAGAATCTATCTTAAAATTAAACTTTCTTAAAGGATAAACTTTTCCGTTACTCGCCGTTAAAGCTGGCGTACCGTTCTTTACAAAAGTCATTCCAAGTTCAGGCATAATTGGCGCACTTCCTGATCCAGTTAATCCAATAGTTGCCCACTGACCTGTTGAGCCTATCTTCGTTATTTCGTAAGCCACTCCTGATTGTGCATCCACAATATCAATAACTTTAGTTTGGTCCATTTCTACATATAAATAACCATAAAACTCCATCATATAATTATCTATTGAGTTTCTGTCTCCGTCAGAGTTGATTATAGTTTGAAGATTTGTTTGATTAACGTCTCCAACATAAACTCCTTGTGTTGAAAATGCAGGAAAACTATCAGTTAAAGAATTGAATCCTGTTTCGGTTAGAGGAGATGTCACTAAACTCCATCCTGTAGGATCTAAAGATGGAATGACTCCAGTATTTGTTTTTAAAGCTTTGTATATATATTGATGAGATGGGTTTTGTATTTCCGACCAAAACCCAGTATTTACTGTTGACCCGCTTAAAGGAGCTATCTGCTCGACAGCTACAGCATAAGAACCTGTTGATGTTGAATATACTTCAGATCCGCTTGCGCCAGAAATAGTAAATGTAAAATTAGTTTGGCCTGTTCCTGTTCCTGTAACAGATATTAAATGCGTTCCGTTAGCGTCGGAGGTATTTGCTCCGGTTCCTATTAACTCAAATACATTGACGTTAATATTATTCAAAAATCCATGAGAGTTTTGCGTAGTTACTGTTACTACACTTCCAGATCTAGATGCGCCGCTAATTGTAGCTTCGCCCATTGAATCTCTTACAGCAGAGAAATAACGATCTTGGTAACTTACCAATTCTTTTTGCTTAAAAAAATAATCTTTATCCCACAAGCCTAATGTTAAATCATTAAATTCAGTTGGACCCCATTTTACTAAGGACCCACTTTCGTAAACGTTAAAGTAATTTGGTTCAGTATTTGAATTTCCAATTACTAGATTTGTTTTTAATTTAAATGATAATGGATCGTAAGAGCGGTAAACTAATCCGTCATTAAAAGCGTACGCAGTTTCCATCTTAATAGCACCGGGCGTAGTTGACGAAATCTCTTTCCATTCGTAACTAATATCTGGATTATATGTGTCTAAATTTGGATTCGACACAACTTCTCCATTAGTTTTAACTACAACTTCAACAGGATCACTGGCAACTTTTCCTACGCTAGTAGTTAAGATATTAATATAAGAATTAACCAAATTGATAGAAGAGAAAATTTGGCTATCTCCTAATTCTGTAGCCTGATTTGTAGAGAATCCATCTACATTTAATCCATAAGGGGATGGAGCTTCATCGTCAGCTATGATTTCGGTATAATCGCTAACAGGCATATCAGTAGGAGCCATTAACTTTTTAATGTCTGTTGCTAATGGATAATGATTTGTTGTAGAGCTGACTTGAGATGATCCAATCAAGAGCCGACCGTATCCAACTGGAACAGCTTGCCCTTGAGTAATATTGTTTGGTTTTGATCCGAAAAGATACGATTTTCCTCCCGCCGAAACCTCTTGATTAAAATCAGGTTTAGGTTGAGGAAATAAAAGAGACATTACTCCTTGAAGCGCGATGCTCGCACCTATCATTCCGATTATTCCAGCTGCACCAGCTAAACCTTTACCAGCGGCAAAGACGCCCATTGCTGCTGGCCCACCTATAGCCGCAAGCCCGCCAGTCACCGTTACGAGAGCTAAACCAATAGCGATCATAGCGAAAGCTCCTGCATTTTTGCCAGCCCCCCAAACAACAGGAACAATATGTATTTCTTGCGGAACTCTTTGTATTTCTAATTCTTTTGGGTCTTGCATTACTTCATCATCAATAATAATTCTATAAAATACTCCTTTAGCCATTAATTTCTTAACGGTTGCGATAAAACCTTTTCTATTAGAATTAATTGCGCGAAAAGTATCTTTAGCTGACTCAATGTTCAGCTTAAAATGCTCACCATAAAGATTTTTTAATTCTCCGTGCAGATAGATATTAGTCATACATCTCCTTTAATACTTTAATGTACTCTTTACTAACATGAGGAATCTTTGGCGTTAAAAGATTAAACTTCTCTGTTTGCTTGCTGTATATCAAATACGGAACACAAGAATTTTCGCAATTAAATTTATCAAACTTAGACTCTTCTTCTCCAGATGAAGGATGAGTATGATAGATCGCCATCAACTTACCACTTCTAATTTTCTTTACAACCTCTAATGGATGAATCTCAAATAAGTTATTTTCATAAATCGCAATGTTTTTAGCTGGTTCAGTTACAACTTTGCCATTTTCCATACAAACAAAGCCGCAAACTTCAAGATCAGATGTAGATGCGTGATCAATTATAGATTTCATATTATTGTCCGTTAATGCTATATTCTTCTGTACCGGGGAATCCACCAAAAGGCAAGCATCCTTCGTTCCCAAATCTCATTCTGCATCCAGTAATAGTTTTGGAGCATTGATCAGCAACCCAATGTTCTTTATTGAATAATGGATCTTTATTTGGCGCTGATGTGTGGTTTTTCAAACAAACGTAAACTTTCATAAGAGGCTCCCAATTTGGGACTTCGTTAATGTCACTCTTAGAAACTTTTATATTACTCGTCTCTCTGTAAACAAAGTCGCCTACTTTATAATTATTCCCATTGTTCTTCCATTTTAATTCGTTTTTAGCCGAAAGCAAAGTAGCTCTATCTATTCCAACTGATTTATTCAACGAAGCGTCAAATGTAAATTTCTGCGCTGAAGAAAGTTTTCCGGAATCTGTGGCGTCATAATAATAACGAGTAGTTGGAACTTTTGTCCAACTTGCTGTTCCTAAGTTAGTTCCTGTTTGATAATATAAATCTAAACCAAGAGAACCTAAATAGTTATAATGCTTGATCAAGATGTTATGATAACCTACTCCTAAATTTGGGCTAGAAACAACTACGTTAAATGTGCTTGGTAAATTCTCATTTCTCATTGCGCCTGTTCCATATTTATAAGCTACTTTAACTCCATCAATATATACTTCTGCCGAATCATCGACATCAATTCCGAAAGAGTAGCTACCATTTTCTCCTCGATCAACTTTAAAAAATCCATAAAATTCAGTAAAGCATTTTTCAGTAGCGGTTCCTATCACAACATCAGACAAAACTTCTTCCGAAGAATTAACGTAAATAGAATTGCGCAAATCTGTCACAAAGAAATCTGGATAATCTTCAAGAACGTCAACAGGAGGATCGCCAGCTAACGGAGGTAACACGGTATTAGTGTATTTTCTTTTAAGAATGCCTGACCTCGTATCCAGAACTACCGACAGTCTTTGATCGTACTCATTAGCTACTGGTCCGCCCATGTACCGACAGCCATTGCCTCTATAATGAAAAGAGCAATATCGCGCCATAACGATACGTTTCGGAAACGTAACGTTTTCTAATTCAAGCGGAGAACTAAGTTCAAATTCTACGATGGCTCTATTTTCACTAGATTTTCTTAAAATAAAGAAGACCTGATCTTCTAATCCTGCGTTAGCGTCCGCTGTTCCATAGGGATTGCGCTGTTCAGAAAAGTTGCTGTTATCTAAAAATCTAAGGAATACTCTTTTTCTAACTATCTTAGCTCCAGCGAGATTGTTGTAGCGTCTAATCAAGTTGGACATGAAAAAGTCCTGATTAGATACCATTAGCTTTGGCCTAGGAAGAGAGCCGTCGCCCTTGCTCTCAAATCCAGAGCTTTGTATAGGAAAAGGTACATATTCCTCTCCTTGCCAATAGATTGAGCCATTTATTCCATTAGTGCCGCCATGAATGTAAAGCTTCTCATCTGGCATATTAACGTAATCATAATAAATCACGAAGAATTCCAGCAACGCTGTTGGCTCCAGCGAAAATAACTCTGAATTAGCTTTATGATTAGATTCCCTTGACATTTCCTTTTACCTTTAGATTATATTACACCCATGAGTCAGAAAAACCATATAAAAATAGACGCATTTACGGTAATGCCAATGCGTTTGTCCGATTTGCCTGACGTTTTAAGGTTAGCCGTAAAAGCTCAAGCCTCCTTTGGTATAACCACAATAGCTTCGCCATCATTATTCTTTAAGGAAATATCTTTAAATCTTCAAAATAACTTTAGAACATCTTGCGTATTCAAAGACGATAAAGGCAAGATTTTCGGCGCGTTAGTGTTTCGTGAAACAACTAGCATTTCCGCTGAATTCACATATATGTTCTCTGATCCTAAATTTATCCATCAAACAGAACAAATCAAAAAAGCTTTCAGTAATTATTTAGAAACATCCAAATATAGCGAAATTACTGTTCATGTATTCAAAAAGCGCAAAAGATTCGACTCTTATTTAAAATTAATTAAATCCTATGGTTTCGAGGAAGTTAATCAAGAAAGCGAATTGTTTTTAAAACTTATTTATAGAAAAAGTTAAAGTTAATGTAATAATCTTAATGATTATGAACAAAATTAAACTATTCATCGTTTCGTTAATTCTAGCTGTTTTGGCTACCAAAGCTCACGCTGGTGTGCCATTTTATCTGGAATCCAAGAACAACACTGCCGCAATCGACTGGAATACTCAAACATATTCCCATGAAGCTCGCGTTGGCGTAGCTTATCCTTGGGTTTATGCCGAAGTTGGCAAAGGTCGCCAATACGTCAACTCCTTTAACAAGGGTGAAAACATGGAGACTTTTGAACTTGGCTCCAAGATTTCAATTAAGAAAGTTGACGTTAGGCTCAAGTTTGAAGGTAGTCATGGAAAGCGGTTGAATTCTAAATTCCCGCAAAAATTCCTTGACACGGGCGGCGAAGTCCGCATTAGATATAACTTCTAATGAAGTTTGACCGTCTCGTAAACCTAG